AATATGCAGAAAAATTAATAGAATATTACTTTGGTGAATATTCAGATAAGATTCATTATCGTATGCCTTTAGGTAGTCCGGTAACGACAGAGAATAATATATTACATGGTTTTGGATTGGTTATTTCCTTTCCATTATTCAACCATAATGTAACTGACTTTAGGTCTAAGAATATATATTATTATAACGAACAAGCAAGTTCAGCTTTCTATTCTTACGAGTTCCTTGATGGATGGTGGGAAAAGAAAGGTCAGTGGTTATCACTTGATGGTATATTTGATAATGAACGAGAATCACATAAAATTTATGGAGAATTATAATGAGTGTTGTATATAAAGGTGAAGTTGTAGAAACAGAACTGTCTAAGAATTCAAAAGGCGGAACTGAAATGATGAGACAGCGATTGATTGATAATATTGATAAAGAAGTATTGGAAAAGGTAGCAGTACATTTATCAAGACCAAGAGAACTATATGATGATGTACCAAATATTCTTTGGTGTCATGACCTTGCAGAAGATCCCGAAAATAAAATCTTAAAAGAAGGTGGTTGGGAAAAATTCCATCACTTTGTATTTGTATCTGCATGGCAGCGTGACCAATACATTGTAAGATTTGGTATTCCTTATTCAAAATGCTCAGTGATTCATAACGCAGTTGAAGTGAAATACAACCCAAAAGAAAAAGACATGGAAACAATTCGTTTTGTTTATCATACAACTCCTCATCGTGGATTAGAACTACTTGTTCCTATCTTCGAAACTCTAAGCAGAGAATTTGATAATATTCATCTTGATGTATATTCAGGATTTGAGATTTATGGTTGGGAAGAACGTAACGAAGCATATAAAGAAATGTTCCAAAGAATTGAAGACCACGAACAAATGACTTATCATGGTGTTAAATCAAATGATGAAGTTCTTGAAGCTTTAGACAAATCTCATATTTTCTTATATCCAAATATTTGGAAAGAAACATCTTGTATTGCATTACTTGAAGCAATCAAATCACAAATGATTTGTATTCATCCTAACTATGGTGCATTACCTGAGACAGGTGCTAATGCTACAATCATGTATGATTGGAATGAAGATATGAATCATCATGCAAATTATGCTTTTGCTGTCACAAGACAAATATTAACTCAGATGAAAAACGATCCTAAGTATTTCCATGGATTTACTTTCTCTGATAGATTTAACCTGGCAAGAAATTCAATTGCCTCTTTTGCCACAATGTGGTCAACTCTTTTAAGGAACATCGGAGATGTCTACCAAAAATAAAGATAACTTAATACCTTTTCCAAATATACATAGTAACCCACCAATTGACCAAGTCGACGTTTCAGAAAGAATTCGCCAATATAAAGAATCGTATTCTACGGAACTTGCGGAGATTATATGGGAAAATGTATTAGGAGAAATGGCAAGGGCAGGTTGCGAGTTCGATGAAAACATGGATAAGTACTTTCCGTCAATGATTTTAATCTTTGAGTCAATTCGTTCCTTACATTTACAAACAATGGGTGAAGAACATCAATTACAGCCTTTTGCTGAAAATAATGTTATGATACTTGATTCTGACCCAGATCGCCTATCAGGTGGACTCAAAAAGAATTTAGAAGAAACTATTGACATTGACGAAGATTTAGATTAAAATAGCTAGATTAAAGTAAATAATGGATAAATTATGATATTAGTTGACTATAACCAAGTTATGCTTGCGAGCTTATTCGCAGGTATTGGTAATCACACAAATGTCGAACTCGATGAAAATCTTCTCCGACATATGTTCCTAAATTCTATTAGGTTCAATCGCAAAAAGTTTAACAACGAATACGGAGAAATCGTACTCTGTTGTGATAACACAAATGTATGGAGAAAAGATTACTTTCCATATTATAAAGCAAATCGCAAAAAGAACAGAGACGAATCTGAATTAGATTGGAATGCACTATTTGATGTAATCCACGAAATTCGTAGAGAGATTGAAGAGTTCTTTCCATATAAGGTTGTATATGTTGACCGCTGTGAAGCTGACGACATTATCGCAACTCTATGTATGGAACACGGTACTGAATTAAATACAGGTGCCGAAAAGATCTTAATCCTATCAGGAGATAAGGACTTCATTCAATTACAAAGATTCGCAAATGTTGACCAATACAACCCAGTCTTAAAGAAATGGGTAAGGCATGCAAATCCTCAGCAATATATAACAGAGCATATCTTAAAAGGTGATACTGGTGACGGTGTACCAAATATATTGAGTGAAGATAATTGTTTGGCAGTCGGTAATAGACAAAAGCCAATGACAAAGAAAAGAATTGAAATGTTTACCAACACTCCTGAACAAATGGATGAGGAAACTAAGTTAAGGTATAATCGTAATAAACAAATGATTGACTTGACTATGATACCCGAGGAATATCAAAAAATAATCCTCGACGAATATAATAACCAAGAAGAAGTTGGCAGGTCTCATCTGTTTAACTACTTCGTAAAGAAAAAGTTGAAGAACTTAATCGGAGACTTACAGGATTTTTAATTATGATTAGAGATGCAGTATGCGATGTCATTGACGGAGCAAGAAAAGAAAAGAGTGTAAAAGGTAAAGTTGACTTTTTACAAAAATATGAATCAGTACCACTTAAAGGTGTACTTCGTTTAATTTATGATGAAGACGTTGAGTTTATGGTACCTGACAGTAAACCACCATATAAGGAAAATAATCTTATTGATTTAGATACTATGTTGTATCGAGAAGCAAGGAGATTGAGAATTTTCTTTAAAGGCGGTGGTTATGATAACCTAAATCAAATGAGACGAGAATCGCTGTTTATACAGTTGCTTGAAGACTTATACCCAGGAGATGCTAAATTGCTATCAGAGAATATGATTTCTCATACTCCAGTTAAAGGTATTACAAGAAAGACAGTTGAAACTGCTTTTCCTGGTTTATTTGAAACTCCCCTACCAGACCTCGGATTTAAATAAGGAAATTGTTATGTCTAGGCGCAGGCGAACAAGCGCAGATTCCGATTGGAATGAATATAAAAAAGTTGATACAAAACGCAAGAAAAAGCAAAAATTATCAGCTGACAGAAAACAAAAGCTATCCAGAAAGGAAAACTTTCTTTCATAAAACTATTGACATTTGGTCAATTCTTTGTTATAATATAATCTGAAATGGAAAAAGAAATGACAAAAATGAACTTTAGAGAAGAAAAATTAATACTTGTAGACTGTGATGGTGTACTCCTTGATTGGAAATATGCTTTCTACAGCTTTATGGCTGATAAAGGCTATATTATGCAGGTACACGGTCAATATGAAGTGGCCGAGACATTCGGCATTACTAAAGCCGAAGCTAAGAAACTTATCAGACAGTTTAATGAATCTGCAAGAATTGGTTATTTACCAGGATTAAGAGATGCAATTAAATATGTCAAAAAATTACATGATGAAGGTTATGTATTTCATTGTATTACTAGTCTCAGTACTGATTACTATGCCGGTAAATTGAGAGAACAAAATCTCGAAACTTTATTTGGCAAAGGTGTATTTGAGAAAGTAGTTTGCCTTGACTGCGGTGCAGATAAGGACGATGGATTATTACCTTATAAAGATAGTGGTTGCATTTGGGTTGAGGACAAACCTGAGAACGCAGAATGCGGTTTAAATCTAGGATTGAGACCTTATCTTATCGCACACGATTTCAACGATGATTACAACCATCCTGACATACAAAAAGTTAGGTTGTGGAAGGAAATCTACGAAGAAATTGTATAAATACAATTATGCAATATAGGATTGGATACTAAATGCCGACATATATCTTTGAAGACACTACAACAGGTGAACAATTTGAAAAGTTCATGTCTATCTCAGCCAGAGAAACTTACCTTCAAGACAACCCACATTTGAAAACTATCATATCCTCAGCGCCCGGATTGAGTGATGCGGCGCGACTTGGTCGTATGAAACCCGACCAAGGTTTTCGTGATTTACTTACAGATATGAAAAACAATAAATCATACACAGGAAACAAAATCAACGACTGGAAGTAATTCCATGGATTACCTCCGCGTTGATGCAAAAGGAGGTTTTATGCCAAGACAGCGTCGTTTATCACCAAAGGAGAGGAAGTTATTGAAGCGGAAACAAGGAAAGGGAACTTTGGATACAAAATTCTCAATGAGAGACATTTCCCCAATGACAGATACTCAAGAAGATATGTTCGACAGCTATCGTGCTGGATATAATATTGCTGCTATAGGAACGGCAGGCACAGGAAAGACAATGTGCGGATTATATCTTGGTTTAAGTGATATTTTAAATGATGATGATTATGACCAAGTTATTATTGTTCGTTCTGCAGTTCAAACAAGAGAGCAAGGTTTTATGCCAGGCACTCAGGCTCAGAAAGAAGCAGTATATGCAGTACCTTACGCTGATATCGTTAACAACTTATTTGGCAGAGGAGATGCTTGGGAAATTCTCAAACAGAAACACTCAGTCAAATTTATGACATCATCGTTCGTTCGCGGACTTACATTTGATAATTCTATTATTATTGTAGATGAATGTCAGAGTATGACCTATCATGAACTTGATAGTATCATAACAAGAGTTGGCGATTCTTCAAGAATTATATTTTGTGGTGATACAGCACAAGATGATCTTGCTGGAACTAGACATAAGCATGATATATCAGGTCTTGCTGAATTTATCAAAGTACTAACAAGGATGGACCATTCATTTAAAATCGTTCAATTTGGAATTGAAGATATTGTAAGAAGTGGCTTGGTCAAGGAATACATTATCGCAAAGGAGAAACAAACAACTAGGCCGTTAGCAATGACTGCCTAATAAATTGGAAGGGGATCTTCGGATCCCCAACCTTCCATAGGATTATATTATGAAACTATTTGAACACAACGCAGAGGCACCTGTCCTCGAAAAACTCACACGAGCAAATGTAGACGGTAAACGTATCTACCAAACTCCATCAGGTGAAGGTTATCCTTCAGTCACAACAGTATTAGGTATTCTTGGAAAAGAATCTTTAATGGCATGGCGTAAACGAGTCGGAGAAGAAGAAGCAAATCGTATCTCTTCTCAAGCTGCACGTCGTGGAACCGCAGTACACAAACTTTGTGAAGATTACTTGGATAACGATCCAGATTTTAAAAAGAAACATATGCCTGCGAATATTGATATGTTCAATAAGATGAAACCTGTACTTGATGATAAGATAAATAATATATGGTACCAAGAATGTTTCTTATACTCTAACGAATTACAAACTGCTGGGCAAGTAGATTGTATCGGAGAATGGGAAGGTGAACTTGCTGTTATTGATTTTAAGACATCAAGGAAACTTAAGAAAGAAGAATGGATTCTCAATTATTATATGCAAGTTGCATTTTATGCAAAAGCATTTGAGGAAATGACAGGTACTCATATTAAGAAAGGTGTTGTCTTTATTGGTGTCGATAATGAAGATCCGCAAATCTTCGAGTTTAATACCACTGATTACATAGACCACTTCAAAGCTGTAAGGGAAACATATAAAGAATTATATGAAAAAGAAAAGGTACATAATCTCTGATACTAACATGGGAGTTTTCTTAGGAACATATAACGGATATGACCTAGGGATGGAAGAAGACGGAAGAATATATGCATGCTTTGCTGCTAACAATCCTTTTGGCTTAACTACATGTTGTTCATTTAAAACTGAACGTGCAGCTCATCATTATATTAGTGATATGTTTCCACCAAGAAAGCAAAGACATCTCTCAACTCTTGAAGTTGAAACAGAATCAGAATTCCCTACTGTCGTTGACATAATTAAGTCAGGACATGGAGACGAAACATTTGATATGATAGACGGATTAGTTGCTGAAGGCAGTCAAGTACTGCATTAATAATAAATAACTATTGACATCATAAAGAAAATAGATTAAAATAGCTCCATTATGATAAAAGAAACTAAATTAATACAAGAAGCACTAATGTTGGCTATCAAAGCCCACGATGGTCAAAGACGGAAGTATACTGGAGAACCTTACTCCATGCATCCTATTGGAGTTTCAAAAATAGTAGAGACAGTAGAGCATACTCCTGAGATGATTGCTGCAGCTTTACTTCATGATGTCGTTGAAGATACTGATGTTACATTTCGCGAAATCAAAGATAACTTTGGTTCGACTGTAGCAGAGTATGTTCACTATTGCACAAACGTTTCAGAGAAAGATGATGGTAATCGTAAATTCCGTAAAAAGATGGATGCCGATCATTTTGCTCTAGGACCTGCTGAAAGTCAGACGATAAAGGTTGCCGACTTAATTCACAACAGTCAAACCATTATCCCACATGACCAAAAGTTCTTCCATAAAGCTTACAAATATGAAAAGCAATATATGATGGACGTTTTGACGAAAGCAGACCCAATCCTCAAAGGTCAAGCTCAAATAATGCTTGACGAATCATGGAATCCAGTCAAATAGGCTGGATTTCATTTTATCTCCTTATTCCTTTTAGTTCTATCCATATTCCAAAATAATTTAACTTTTTCTCATAAAACTATTGACATTCGTTATGAGATGGTGTATAATGGTTGTATAAAATGAAAAAAGGAAAGGAAATTATGACTAAATTTGACAAAACACAATTTACCTGGGATGGTATGTATTTAATGTATAGAGGCGATTATGTCGGTTCTAAAACTATGGATGAAGTACATCCTGACTGTCACCCTTCTTGGGTCGGTAAAGTAAAGCCTGCATTTATTGCTAGGAACAAGTATGGATCGTTTCCTTACAAGTCATGGATTAACTGTTTGGTTGATAACTATACAGTTGAGGAATACCTTAAGGTTTCAAACGAACTATCTCCTAGAGAAGCAGTTTGGGCTGTTGGATACTCTGGTAGAGGTAGGTATAACAAAAACAAAACTTTTGTGAAAAAAGTTGCTTAAAACTATTGACATTCGTTATGAGATAGAGTATAATAGTTGTATAAATTAAGGAAAAGGTGAAAATATGAATTATATCGTTAAACAAGTAAAGATCCCAGAATCAGAACAGGAATACCCAAATCTGTATGGATGGGGTGGAGCAGAGGAAAGATCTCCTGCATGGAAAGCAAAGCTTGAAGCAATGCATTTCAGTCAAGATGATTCTTTCAATATTAATAATCTTCCTTTCTACGAAGATTGCTTTGAGGTTCAAGCGCAAAGTTTGGACGGTGTTTTCAGAATCACAAACCTATGGGACGACCCTGATGCGGTCTTCACTATCCAACCTGGTCATAGTACTTCAGTCGGTGATATCATCGTAGAGAAGGACACAGGAGATCATTACATGGTCTGTGACTTTGGTTTCAAGCTACTAGGAATTACAGGAGTAATGTCAAATGTCGCTTAATGAATATTTTGAATTTTTGGATGCTCTGAGGGAGTCAGGAACTATTAATATGTTCGGTGCTCCTAAGGTGCTTCAGGATGAGTTTGGTTTGAGCAAAGGAGAATCTTACGAGGTTTTCAAAGCTTGGACTGAGAATTTTAATAACTAATGAATGGAAAAGGAGTATAACTATGGCACATGAATTAGAAATGGTAAACGGTGTAGCCGCAATGGCATATCGTGAAAGTAAAGGAATCCCTTGGCACGGTCTTGGTGTTCCGGTATCGGATGATATGACTCCGATAGAAATGATGAAAGCTGCTAATCTTGATTGGACAGTTTCAAAGCAAAAATCTTTCATTGAACTTAACGGTGAAAAGATTGAGACAGGTCAAGAAGCCTTAGTCAGAGATACTGACGGCAAAATCTTGACGAATGTTTCAGGTAACTGGAAACCCTGTCAAAACTTGGAAGCTTTTGAATTCTTTAATGAATTCGTTGCTAACGGTGACATGGTCATGGATACTGCAGGGTCATTGA